ATTGTCCATGTAGCCATTAGTTAGCTCCTTCAAGTTGTGCGACTCGCGCACGTAGTGATTGAATTTCTTTTACAAGCATAGGCACTAGCTTTGAGTAGTCTACGCTCATCATGTCGTCTTCTGTCTCGCCTTCGGTTACCGCTTCAGGTGCAACAGTGTTTAGCTCCTGAGCAACCATGCCGTACTTCTGGTGTGACCCGTCAGCCTTCCAGTCAAACGAGCGTACTTGGATAGCGTCAATGTCATCAGAAGCAGAAGGTGCATCTACGATGTTGTCTTTAAGGCGCTGGTCTGAAGAGGTGTTGTAGGTTGTTGCGGTATTGCTGACAGAAACGCTCCCAACGCCCGTATTATCCTTACGGAATTCTACGATGGGGCCGCCTGAAGTTCTTCTATTTAAATATAAAGCCGTACCACCATCTGTCGTAAAACGAGCGTGTCCGTCAGACATTAGACGCGCGCCGTCGGAAGACGTACCTGTAACAGTGGCTCCAACTATAAAGTTCTGCGAGGCATCAAATCTAGCGGCTTCTGAGCCACCTGTATTGAATGCAAGTCGATCTGAGCCAAGGAACCTGACGCGAGTATCGCTATCGGCAGTGCCTTTGAGGTCGCCGATATTGGCATCGCCTGAGATGTAGAGGTCTTTGAAGCGGTTGCTTGATGAGCCAATGTCACAAACTCCGTCTGTCGCCGCCCCCTGCTTTAATGGTGCGATTACATTTGTGCCAAACTCAAACCCTGAGTGGTTGCCTGACCCTTCAAGATATAGATTTCCAGATGAAGCAGTACCAATACTACCGACTGTTGTTGTGCCGCCCCTTTTAAATCTTAAAATTTCACCATCAGTGGTAAGCCGATTGAGATTTAAGACGGTTCCATTCTTAGCGGCTTTTATCTCCCCATCGCCATTAATGTTAATACCGCCGCCAGTGGTGTTGTCACTTACGTTTGAGTCAGTAGTCCCCACCAAGAGATTGCCGTCGACATTCAGCCTCATCTTCTCAGAGCCGTTACGCTTCCAAATGTGGTTGTTTACACCAGCACCAGCAGGAGCATAAACAACATCATTGTTTGAATCGAATGTAAGAATGCTACGGTTTGTTCCGCCGCTATCCTTAAATTTCAACAGACTGCCGTTTGATAGGTTTATATCGCCTGACAGGTAGAGGTCTTTGAAGCGTTCAGAAGATTCACCTAAATCAAAAGTATTATCGCCTGAAGGATTTAAACTACCAGAGCGTACATAGGCTTTTGTTGTTCCGCTTAGTTGTAAATTTAAACGAGTTCCTTGCGAATCAATCCCAAGTTGTCCACTAGCAACACCAATACTACCGACTGTTGAGCCGTCTTTGTAGAACGATACAATGTCGCCATCGCTTGTTGTTCTAGAGAAAATACCAGATACGCTTCCAGACGCTGTGGCGTAATATCTACCATCTGGAATAAATAAATGCCCTACAGTAGTAGTGCGCGCAGTAGTCGCGTTAGTCTTCCCAACCAACACGTTGCCGCTAGAGTCGATTCGCATGCGTTCTGTTTCGGAGCCGCTATTACCGCGCTTAAAAACTATGCCATTTGAGGAACTAGCAGTTCCGCCAGACTCGATAATAGTCGTTGGGTTTCCAGTGCCTCCATTGGCAAGCTCGATACTAGTCGTCGCTGTCGATGAGGCCATTCTATTTAGTCTAACCGCAACGTTGCCAGTAGCACTTGTAATATCTAGGTTTTTCGACGGAGAAGTCGTACCAATACCGACGTTGCCGTCTGAGTCGATACGCATGCGTTCTGAACTGCTATTAGTAGTAGCGAAAGACAAAGAGTTGTTACTATGGTTGTATTTAATATTACCTACAAAGTTGCTTGTACTATCACTAAACAAAATCGTATTAGTTCCAGACGTATTCGTTGTTTTAAGCTGTAACGTAGGACTTGCTTGTTCTAGTGACAGCAAATAAGAGGGCGAATCTGTACCAATACCGACTTTGCCGCTTGAGTCGATACGCATGCGTTCGCTTGAGCCTGCACCGGAATTAAAAGTAAGCGCCGCTCCAGAGGCCACTCCAAGAGCGCCTGTTTGTGTGCCGTCAATATAAAACTCGACTACGTTTCCAGTAGTCCCAATGTTGTTTAGATGGAGTAAACCTTGCGTGGAAGCGGTGCAGGTACGTTTAATATTGATCCCAGTTTCACTTACCTCAACGCCGTTGCCGGTAGTATCTCCAAGATTTACAGGGCTAGTCCCGCCTAAAATTAAAGACTCCGCAGACGCATCCCAGTGGAACTTCGGAGTTGTCCCCGTATTCTCAAACAGAGAAAAATTACCATTGCTATAAGATCTGTAAAGATATTCAGTCCCAGAACGAATTGCTATTAGGTCATCGCCTTGCGCTCCTATTCTTGGCGCTGTTGTTGTTGATGAGTCTGAAAAACTAATGTGTGCTTGATAGTCAGTTGATATAAATGATGCCACGTTATTAGATGCGCCAGAATTAACATCCAAACCATCAGCCGTCACAGTACCCGTTACGTTGACGCCTGTGGAGGTGGTGGCTAGTTTAGTTGCGTCATCATATCTAATTCCAACAGCGCCACTACTTACACAATTTATATAAGTTTCGCCACTAGGGTTTTGAAGCTTTAATCCATTACCTCGAAGACTTAAATCTCCTGTGCCATTATCAGTAATTATGCTATTAGACCCATCATGATAGATCTGTAGGTCGTTCGAGTCGCCCAGCTGAATCTTGTCAGAGTCGCCCAAGTTCAGGCCGTCTGCGCTGATAACGCCGTCGGTGCTGACAGACACCTGCTCAAAGTTATCAATGCCCAGGGTTTTCTTGGCGTCGGCTGCTGTGTCAGCGCGCAGTAAAGACTCGCCTGTGATGCCCGAGGGCTTGTCGAGCTTGTTCAGCTCTTCGCGCAGGTTGAGTGCCGGTTTGGTGATCTTCACTGTCATTACACAGACTCCTTGATCGATTGCGGCGTTGCATCAACTACCGCCTGGGCAGCCGCCCTCTCTTGTTCGTCTTTCACAATCGCAGGGTTCTTGACCATCTCGACGCCTGTCTGCTCGCCGGTCTCTTCGTCAAGCACCGGCTGCTCAACCTCTGCCGGTAGTGGATCGATCGCCGTTACCACAACCACCTCGATCATGACCTCTTCCATCTCGCCGGTTTCTTCGTTCATCTCAGGCGCAGCTACTGTCTCTTTCACCTCGTCGCGACCATCTGCCAGGACATACTGCTCCAGGCGCGCAACCGCCTCGAGGTACTCGTGCGTCTGACGCTTGACCGTGATGTGCTCGGGCTCGACGTACTCGAAGCCGTCGGACCAAGGTGGTGCCATCTGAGCTTTTTCGTTAGAGGTGCTTGCTGCCTGCATTTCACCGCGCACCCTGGCAAGGTCTAGGCGCGTCATTACCCACGACTTAACCATTGCGTCTGTTAGGTCCTGGAACGGTGTAAACACCTCCTTCGGTGGGTTCAGCCGCGTGGCCCCGGTGACGGTCACCCCGCCCTCGGTAGCTGTCCACTCGACCTTGGTGACGACGTTGGACATGCCATCGGTGAACATGTGCGTGTGGAGCTTATCGATAGTCAGTTCCATGTTATTCCTCGACAACCAGGTCATTTGATGCACTGATAGCTACGCCAACCGCGTCTGTGGTGTTGTCTACGCGCTGTAGTCCTTTGAATACCGACCGACCACCTGACGTGCCTACGTGGAGAAGGCCAGTGTCTTCGTCATACGCAAGTGCATTAACGTCGTCGCTTGTGCCGTAAAGGGTGCAGTTAGCGTTCTCTTTGAAGAGGTGCCTCTCGTCGTTGTAGATCTTTTTGATCTGTTCAGCGGATGGCGCTGTGGCTGAGATGCGTAGGAGAGCTAGAGAACCCAAATATGGGCCGGTTAAAAGTCCGCCACGAACACCTACAGTTAAACGCCCAGACGGATTACTTGCGGCGTAGGTATTTGCTGTTGATGAGACTAATTCGCCATTAACATAAAGCTCTAAAGTACCCGACCTCCTCAGTCCTGTAACATGAGTCCAATTACCAGTACCAGCGGTGCCTCCTGTAACGGAATTGCCTGCGTTCAAAGCCAGTTGATAAGACGACCCAGCCACTAAAAACACCCCAGCTCCTGCATTGTTTCTTGTATCAACGATGTATCTAGTTGACGTACCGTTTTGTTTCGCCCAAACCGTTATACAAAAGTCGCCGGTGCCGAAGTCGAGGTCACTGTTGTAGGGTTGCTCAAGGTAGTTGCTGGCAGAGAAGCCACTATACCCAACAAGCTCTGCGCCGGTTGCTACAGCGGATCGGTTTATGGTGCCGTTGACTATGAGGGCGTTTTTGTTAAATGAGCGATCTGGCACTGCGGGCTTGACAGAGACGTTATCTACTGAGCCTGTGGTTCCGCTAAGCCCCATTATTTGAACGTTGTCTGTTGCCGTGGCAACAAAGTGTGCCTCGTGTGATCCTGTGGTATCAAAATAAACGGGAGTAGTTCCGCCTAGTTTTACGCCAAACTTCCCTGCTGTTAAAGAGATCACATCAAAGCTAATCGCGTATATACTTCCGTTAGCAACACCAATGTCTGATTGCCGTGCTAATTCACCTGTCGATGTCCCGTCTGAGCTTAATACCCCACCGCTAATAGAAACTCCGCTTTGTAAGCTCCAATCACTTGTCGTCGCAAAATCTCCGTTGTCTACCAGCTCAGAGCCAACCATATTGGTGTCGTCGGTGTCAGACAGGAAAGCGCCTTTTATGTCGCCTACCATCCAGCCTGTAGTGTGATCTGACGCTACTAAAGCAACCGCTCCGCTACTGGGGGAGCTGGGGTTGCGATGCACTGCCGCTAAACCATTGGGTTTGCTTAAATACAATGTCTTGTTTATATCTATCGGGTTTAAAGAGTGTGCAATATTGACGTTAGTATTACCTAAATTGATAGTGTATATGTCTAGGTCACCATCTGATGCGGAGCCTTCATTAGACACGCCCTCGTACCACTCCAGAGCGTTACTCTTGATGTAGTGGTTTCCCTGAGTAACATCCGCGTCAGGGATGTCAAAAATCCGAATCCCTCTTTGCTGGTCGTATAGCTGGCAAGCGATTTTGTTATCAGAAGTAAAGGTTACACTTCGAGCATGGTTAACATTATCGCCGTTGCGTATATCAACAACCGTCCCATCGTCTTTAATAATTGACACACCGCCATCAGTCGCTACGGCAATCGTTGGCGTTGGAAGGCCAGTAGCGTCGTCAATCGGAGCGTCTGGTAGGACGGTCATGGCTACGTCGTTGACGTGGTTTTCAACTAGGCGCTGGCTTGTTGCAGCGCCAAGTGAGGCAGAGTTTCTAGTTGAGACTCCACCCGAGAAAACACCTTCGTTCGTCCCGAATTGCCCAATCCTCTGGGCGGCGTCAGCAACGAAATTAACGATAGTTAAGCCGTTAAAAGATTGGTTTGCGGTACCCGTTGATGATCTACCAACAGACAATACTCCGTTTTGGGCAGCAACAGATTTTAAGGTTCCGCCGTTACTGCCAAAAGTTAAGAATCTAGTATTGCTGGTGGCGGCACTGTTAAACACCATCCACATCGGCAAAGCAGGGTCGTCGCCATCATAAATTGTTACTGTGCCGCTCTGGGCAACAATAACAGCAACCGCAGGGAACTTTTTAGTTGCGCCACGAGTGCTGGTGTTTAGCGTCTCGTTGTACCAGCTTGTGTGTTGTGTGGTGTTTCTCCAAGCTCCGCCGTCTGAGTCTTTTGTTGTGTCGTAAACAAACACGTCTTTCGCAGTGACGCTCTTAGACTCAGCAATCGCTGTTAAGTCTTGATAGGCAACCGCAGAAGCCGCAGATTGGCTGTATGTGTAAGCGTTGTCTTTGTGTGTTTCTGCCTCGTCTCGATAACTCTGAGCCTGCGATGCAGACGTTGATGCGCTCGAGGCCGATGACGACGCGTTGCTTACCGCAGAATCTAAATCTACCAGGTCAGCGATAATGTTTGAGGCCGACGCGGCACTAGCGGCAGCCGACGACGCGCTAGAGGCAGCCGATGATGCGCTTGAAGTTGCAGACGTGGCACTGCTTAACGCGCTAGACGCACTGCCCGAAGCATTGGACTCCGATGCAGCTGCAGCCTGCTGGCTGTCTTCCGCGTTCGACTCGCTAGTCGCTGCAGCAGTCGCACTGCTCGCTGCCGCCGTCGCTGAGCTGGATGCCAGGTCTGCACTACTTGATGCCTGGGTGGCGCTAGTCGATGCCTGGGTGGCGCTAGTAGATGCACTGGCAGCGTTAGACGCTGCACTCGACGCGCTAGTCGAAGCCGCAGACTCGCTCGAGGCCGCGTTTGTCGCGCTAGTCGATGCCGATGTCGCACTCGCAGCCGCAGCAGTCGCAGACGACGCCGCGTTGCCTGCGTTAGTCGCAGCGTTGCTGACGTCGGTCATGTTGTCAGCGACAGAGTTTACGTCGGCCATGTTGTTGGCGACGGTGTTAACGTTCGAGATGCTGCTGCTCACTGACCCGATGGTGTTGTCACCGGTCAGGTTAGACGCAACGGTGCCGATGTCAGCCGCATCGCCCGCAACCGCTGTGATGTCGCTCGAGATGCCGGCGACAGTGTTTACGTTTGCGATGTTGGAGCTGACAGTGCCGATGGTGTCCGACCCTGCCAAGTCAGTCGCAACTGTACCGATGTCAGTAGCGTCCCCGGCGACAGCTGTGACGTCGCTAGAAATCCCTGCAACCGTACCTATCTCAGTGTCGATGCCGGCAACGGTTCCAATGTTGTTTGATCCTGACAGGTCGCCCGCGACGGTGTTTACACTCGACAGGCTGCCGGCAACGCTAGTGATCTCGCTGTCGATCGCCGCAACAGTTGCAACGTCAGAAGAAACAGACGCGACCGTGTTAGTGGCGTTAGTCTCGGCAGTCTCAGCTGCAGTCTTTGCCGTCTCAGCTGCGTTCTTGTAAGTCTCAGCCAGGTCCCTGGCAGCCTCTGCTGAACTCTTGGCTGTTGTGGCCGTAGACTCCGCCGACTCGGCGTTTGTCTCGGCAGTCTCAGCGGCGTTCTTGGCTACCTCCGCTGCATTCTTGTGCTGCAGCGCGGTGTCGCGAGCTGATTCAGCTGCGGTTTGTGCAGCCTCGGCAGCAGTTTTTGCCGCCTCAGCGTCTGCAACATCCGCCTCAACAGAAACCTCGGTGGAGATGTTTTCGTAAAAACCCGACATATCAGTACCCGCTTGCTATTTGTGGCGTGGCGCCTGAGAACTCAGCCGATCGTGCGTGCTGCATCAATCTGCCCAGGGCGGTCTGATAACCAGCTTCCCAGCGGCTAGAGTCTGAGCCTAGAAAAGTTGCTGCCTCGACCAGGCTCCCGTATAGGTACAGCTCTGGGGCAGTGCTCAACAAATCATTTGTTGGCGCCGCATCGGTCAACGCAGGAACGCTCTTGTAGTAAATCAACACCAGGGTGTCGTCGCCGGTCATCGTGGGCGTTGGGTGGAACACGAACTGCGCCGCATCCCTGGCAAATATCATTGGCGTGCCAGCTCTCGAGCCAGCTCCGCGCAGCTCCGACAAGCTAACGCGCTGCATTGGCTTATCGTTGTAGAACACGTCTTTCAGCTCCAGGAAGTCGACCGGTATATTGATCGCGCCCTGGGAGTTGGTTGTCACACTGATCGTTTTCTCGATCGTAGGTATCCGAAGCTCGTGAGCGATACGGCTCTCGGCCAGGGAAATAAAATCAGGGATCTCGGCAGTGAGATCGGTACGGTTTAGCCAGTTGGCTATCGACGACTTCAGCTCGCCGTAGTTGCCCAAACTCATAGACGGCCACCGCCGGTGCGTAGATAGGCATACTCAGGAGAGTTCAGCTTTTTCTTAATGCGCTTCAGGTCTTCGTGGTTCGGTGCCAGAACGTTAATGCCTTCCTTCATCCACTCCATAACCACAACCGTGGGGATGCTGGCAACGCGCTGCATCTCTCCCATGCGTCGGCCTTCGGCCTGCTCGCGCGCAATTTTGTTTGCCTCGAGGGCAGCAGATACGTCCTGCGTGTGAGCGACAGTTAGGCTGTCTTCCAGCTGGTCGTAGTGGAAATGCTCTTTAACATGGTCAGACATCATTGAGCCTCAAATAAAGAGAGAGCAGCCCCGGAGGGCTGCCCTTCATTGGTTTTAAGCAGTCAATGCTTCGATAAGGCCAGAAGCCTTAGAGTTCTCGCAGACAAGAGTCAGCTCAGAGAGCATCTGACGCTTCTCAGAGTCGCCTGTGCGAGCGAGGTTGATTGTCTGCATTGGACGCAGAACAGCACGCGACCAGTACTCAGTGTCGAGTACAAGGCAAGTGTTCGCCTGGAGGAATCTGTTAGGAACAACAGAGCACTCACCGAATGGCGAAACGTAAACGTCAACAACGTTTACCAGGGTGCTGCCAGTGCTGAAATCACGCTGACGTCCTGAAGCTGCTGCGAAGTTTGCGACTGTTACTGAGTGCGATGGAGTAACCTGGATCTGGTTAGGATCACCGCCCGCCTCATAGACGTCCTGGAGGACACCGAGGAGGAGAGTTTCAGTAAATGCACGGTTAGAGCCAGCTGTGCTGGTAGTGCTGCTGTCGATCTGGTTCTGGGCTGAAGTCAACTGACGTGCAGTTGAACCGTTGCCTGCAGTACCTGCCTGGAGGGCGCCAACAAACGCGTGCTCGATGTCGCGCTTGATTTCCTTGCCCTTCTTAGCGATCTGGTAAGCCAGTTCTGAAGATCGACCATACTTGCCAACCGCTTCAGCAGTTCCAGAAGTCTGTACGACTTTTGAGAAAATCTGAGTGTGGTTAGTCTTGATGGTGGTTGTGTCAACGCTTGAAGATCCAGCGTCCGCGCCTTCAACTGCGGCGTTAGTGCCAACAGCTGCAAGCTCATCTTCCTGCCACTGGTGCAGAGTTGCAGATGCAGTGCTTGCGCCGATAGAAGAAGTGAACGGAGTAAGAGTGGGAGAGATATCGTAAATGATATCTTCGACGTCTTCGCGCTTACCTACCTGGTCGTAGGTCTTGTAAGTACCTGTTACGTTAGCCATGAGAATGTCCTTAATTAACTCGATTCAAGAGGGCTTGGACCGCGTCATCCATCGAACCAGACTTTTTGAGGCGTTCTCGCGACTTGCGATACTTCTCGTTCTTGCCTGCATCCGACGGGTCAGCTTTCTTGCCCGACAAAGTTTTCTTTGGTGACGCTTTGACTTTCTTCTCAGCAGTCACCTTCTTTGCCTGGTCAAACAGCATTGCCTTGTACAGGGCAGTTATTGAGCGATGATCAGCAATATTGTTGAACTCATCGGCGCTGACTCCCATCTCGGCCTGGGCGTAGTCCCCTATCTGGTAATAGAGGTCATTCGACCAGTTCGGGATTGTGGATTTCAGAATCCCTAGGCTCTCCTGCGCTCTTTCACGCATTGCTGCCTGGGTTTGTTCTTCCATCCTGGCCATGTGCTCTTCAGCTTGGCTTTTAATAAAATTAAAAGTTTGCTGCGTTTGCTCGTAAACAGCCTTGGCTTGTCTATATTGATCAGGGTTTTCCACCGCGACTTGCTCCCAGTTCACACCCTCAAAGCGTGAAAGGTCTGCTCCCGCAGCAGTAAGAAGGGCATTGATTGAAGATTCGTATTGCCGGGTCTGTTCCTCCACGGCTTTACGTTGTTCAGCAACTGCCTGCGTCTTCTTTGTGTAGTCAGCTTGACGTAGATAACCGAGTTTTAGCTCGTCGACCGTGACCTCCTGGCCATCGACCTCAAACTTCAGCTCAGTCTCTTCAGGTTCTTCATCCTGTTCCTCGGTCTCCTCGGTTGGGTCATCGACCTCCTCGGTTTCCTCATCGGATTCGGACGCTTCATCCTGGTCAGTTTCAACTACTTCGTCGGCCTCTTCGGCCTCTTGAACGTCTTCCTGGTCTTCCGGGGTTTCTGACTCGTCAGGCTCCAGTACAGCCATTAGGCGTTCGATTTCGCTTAGCCCAGGTGAATCCCCTGTGGTGGGTTGTTCTTCGGACATGGTTTGTCACCTCGTATCTTACTCTTCCGTTGGTTGTTTACGCAACTCTAGGTTGTTAATGATGGAAGCGAATTGCTGCACAAACAGCTGCCCCGACTTAAACATGAGGTAAAGACGCTCGCGCTCTTCGTTGGCCTCGGGCGGTGTCTGCAGCATCTGCTCGATCAGCTGGTTGTTCATCATCGTGAACGCTTTGTTGAACACTGCACTGTTCAGCATCTCGGTAGCCGCATCGGCTTCCGCCTGCATTTCGCCGAGGTCTTGGTCATTGATTTGGTCAGTCATCTAAAAAACTCCATTTTTCCGGTTGGTTTGTTTGATCCACTGCTTTTTTGCGCGGTGGCTTTAGTTTCTCGACTAACGCTTTTTTCTGCTCGCGGTACTCGATGAACTCGGCAAACGCCTCCGCTGGTTCTTTCTTCTTACCAAATCGGCGTTCCTGCTTTGCTTTTATGAAAGCGTCGAACTTAGACTTCACACTAGCCTCCTATCGATACGTTCCTGTTCTGTGACTTCTCAAGCTCCAGCTCTTCCTCGCGGATCTTGATGTCATGCTTCTGGCGCTGCGCGTCGAGCATGAGACGCGACTCCTTCTCCTCCTCGGTGAACTCTTGCTTCTCCATGTCGAGCATTACGCGGTTCTGCTCCTTCACAACCTCAAGCTCAAGCTGGCCCTCCATGACCGCAACCTGGCGCGCCGTCATGCCGGCCTGGAAGGTCTCCATCTCCTGCTGACGTGCCTGCATTTCCTGCGCTTGCTGCGCTTGCTGCTGCTGCATCTGCTGGAACTCAGGCGAGGCCGGGTTAGCCAGGTAGCTGCCAGCTTCCTTGATGCTCATAAGCTCAAAGGCGCGACTGAGCAGCGCGTGCCGCTGCTGCTGACCGTACAGGCCGCCCAGGGTCGGATCCTGTGGGTTCATAGTGAACTGCTGGTCCAGGCTCATAAGAGTCTGCGCTTCCTTCATCTGCTCCTCGGGTGTCAGCGCCACCGCAACGCTCATCTCGGTACGGTCTCCCAGGAACTGAGGATTCACAGGCACAAACTGCCCATCGAGCTGCAGCATCTTCTCCTGGCTCTCGTACTGGATCGCCAGCTTGTAGATGTCGTGCATCAACGGCTTCAGGAAGTTCTCGGCGAAGTTCCTGGCCATGACCATGATTCGCCGGTTGCTGGCGTTCATGAAGGTGTTGATAAGGTCGCTGGAGTTCTGCTTGCTGATAGCAGTGGAGTCCATGCCGCGTGACATGCGAGACGCGCCAGAGCGTGCCTCCTTTTCCTGCTCCATAGACTCGATCGCTGTATAGACGTTGCCGTTGAGCTGCGGCGTCGGCAGCGGGCGCACAACGTTCTCAGGGTTGGGGCTGTTTACATCGATAACGGCACCGACCCGGTTATCCAGGAGGTCCCGCGGGTTCTTAACCAATGACAGGTTGGCAACCCAACGGCTGGTTGTAGTTAAGAACAAGTGATCGACCACGCCACGCTTCAGGCTCGACATAGTTTTCTGCAAGTCGACAACAACGTCGGCCAGGCTCATACCGTAGAAGCGGTGAGGCAGCGGGAACGGGCAGAAGCTGCGGAACGGCATCTCGCTGACCAGCTCCATATCGAGCATAACCCTGCGGCTGTGGATGCACTTGTAGTACACGCACTCGTTGAGTTCCGGGTCGTGTTTCTTAATATACGACTCGTACACCGTCACATACTCCCGGTCCCGGTCGTCGTTTAGATTCGTTGAGTCTTTGCGGAAGCTGTCGACACTGTCACGGCCCAGGGAGCCGTCCTCTTTCAGCATGTCTTCCTCGTCCAGCCTGGCAACCACATCGGGGTCGAAACCCTCAGCCATCAACTCGCCACGGGTTCGAGCTGTGCGGTATGAACAAAAGTCGCTGTCGTCGATGGTCTTAGCGCGCGGGCTGATCAGGAAGTCTTCAGGCTCTACGCACTCCACGCACACCTTGCTGGTATTGAACCGGCGTCGCAGCTCACCGCTATACGACACCAAGCCGTTAACGTTCACCTCCTCGATGGTTGTCAGCTCAACCTGCGGGTCGGCTGCCAGGACACTAAACGCACCCTCGTCCAGCCCCTGGAACTCTTCAGACTGGTAGCGGTAATCGTTTTTCCAGTACCGTTTCACGATGCCAGACTTAGCGACCAGGGCGTCGTGGATCACGTCGCTCATAATCTTGTAGCCGTCGTTCTGCCGGTAAAAAATGTAATTCGTGAGCTCAGTTGCCATCCTGGCACCCATAACGTCCTCGGGCGTTTGCGGATCAAACCGGCACACGTTCCTGTCGGCGCTAAACGTCTCCAGGAGCATGGCCTTCACAGCCTCAACGGCGTCGAAGACGTCCATGCTTACGTGGTGCGAGCGGCCCTTTACCTCGTTGCCGATCGGTTCACCGTAGTAGTACCGGTGGGCTCGGTCCCGCTGGTCACCCACTTCGCTGTTGGCGTAGGTGTCGGCGGCGTCAATGTTTCGCTCCAAGGTGCTGAGGAGCTCGTTTTGGTCAATAGTCATATTCATGGCTGGTATACCCCGCCTGGTTATAGGTTAATGTGTCCCGCTCGACCTGGTTCTGTCCGTAGCGAGTTACGCTGATCGCCGCATACCGCGTAGCGTCCATAAGGTCGTCAAACTCTTTGTGTATCTTCCCCTTCTTGCGGTGATACCGCCTGAACTCTTCAAACCACAGGTTCAAGTTGCCGAACACCTTCAAGCGCCCGGTCCGCATCCGCTCGAGCAGCTCCATTAGGCCAGGCTCGACATAATTGGTGCCGTCGGGGTTCGTAAACTTCCCGATCATGAGGACACCGTTCTCCATATACATTTCTGCCAGGGTGCGACCGCTGCCCTTCTCTGTGCTGTCCCCGTCGTGCGGGTAGATCATCGGTATCGTCTTCCCTCGACCCTTAATTGCGCTGGCGTGCACCGCCGGGACCTCGCCGTCCTTCTTATAGACGTCGTATACATAAATCGTGTCGTTGTCCGGGTTGTATGCCGTCCACGCAACGCACGTCGGGTGCGTGATACCGAAGTCAATCGCCGCCAACTTCTTATAGTGCGGCGGTATCTCGAACGGATCGCACCGAATAACCTCCTCGGCAATCGGGAACACCATCCCCTCACCGAGTACCGGTATCCCCTTGGCCCGCATGTCGCGCTGGTACTCAGGGATCGCGGCCAGGAGCTGCTCCTTGGTGTCGCTATCCAGGTGTGGGGCGTCGTCCCAGGTCACATTCGACAGGTGCTGCCCCTTCACACGGTTATCCATGAACTGGCTCACCAGCTCAGTGACCCCATTCTCGGGCGTGAACGTCAAAACCACATACCCGCCCTTGCCATCGTTACCCGTGGCGGTCCGCGTCAGGCACTGAGGGTAAATAGTGACGTCGGTGGGTTCCTCGTCGATCCAAATGAAGTCTTGGCTCGAGCCCATGAGCACGTGCTGGCCCTGGGTGTACGACTTGAAGCTAACCAGGGAGGTATTTCCGGCTTTATGCCTCACCGCGACGTCCCTGGGCAGCCTCGGGGTGCCCATTGCCGGCGTTACCTGGAAAATTTTTGACTGCGGGATCAGCCCAGAGCCGTCAAACTTGCCGTCTCCCTGGTATTGGCCCAGTAATTCCTTAACAAGCACGTCCCTCAACTGCTCACCGGAGACACCGAGGCACCAAATCTGCGTCGGGCGGTTAAATTTTATGCCTTCCCACCACTCCGGGTATTCGCCTGTGAGGTGGTAGGCCACTTCAACCGCCATTGAGGCCGTTTTGCCTACGCGGTTTGCGGCCATGAGCATGCGCTGCTTATTTCCTGGGCCGGCGTGGTAGAAATCACGCTGCCAAGGGTACGGTTCAAAGTAATCCAGGCGGTGCTCGCGCTTGTGTTTCTTAACCAGGGCGATAGCAGCCGCCAAATCTGCCGCTTTATCTTCCTGGCTCTTGGTTATTTTAGGAGTCCCTGTTTTGCGAACCCGTTTTTTGCGAACTGCGGTCTCAGCCATTAGGAGTCCCAAGTATAAATTCGGATATATGCCCCCGTAGCCCCCCAGGGGGGAGTCCCGGTTTTGCGAAGTGGCTCTCCTCGGTGCACCCTCACAGGCTCCGAGGCTCGTAAACTATTGATTGACAACGGAATCCCCCCGATCACTGATAGGCGCTACAGCTTTGAGGGATCGATGCCTGCCTCGCGCAGCGACTGCAGTGCCATCTCAATGTCGATGCTGTTCGTTACGTCAGCAGCAACCTCAGCGTTGATATCCTGGCGGTCACGCCAGCCTGCTCGGTTCTTGAGGTAGAAGATCATCGCCGATACGTTCGGCTTCTCGCCAGCCGTTGCAGCCTCGTACAGCGCATTAGTGACGTTCTCGATGCCTTTGTGCTTGCCACGCTTTAAAGCGGCCACAAATGCGTCATCGTCCCGCTTTCGCCTATCGATTGTGCTGCGGCTGATACCCAGGGTGTCTGCTATCTGTTGCTCGCTCAGCCCTTGCGCTGCCAGCTTTTCCACCCTATCCACGTCTATCTCGATGCGGTTGGCCATGCCAGTAATCCTTTCCCGGTGTCTGCTACAGGGGCGAGTATATGCTAATCAACTGTTGGTTGTATAGACACCAGGTGAGTGTCACATTCACAGCCTCACAGCCTCACAGCCTCACAGCCTCACAGCCTCACAGCCTCACAGCCTCACAGCCTCACAGCCTCACAGCCTCACAGCCTTACCGGCCCTTACAGCCTTACCGGCCCTCACAGCCTCATAACGTTAGTGGTCACTAACTTTTCGCACAGGTAGCCTATTTCAACCTGTGCCGGCCTGAAGCCCGCATAGAATAAGGGTTTCAGCCGATTTGGCGCCAAGGGTGGCACAGGTAGGAACAGGTGGATTTTTGCAACCTGTGCCACCTCTAAGCTGTTGATTTATATACAGTTTCAGCCCTTTTTCCATGGGGTGGCACAGGTAAAACAGGTTTTTTGCCAAGTTCAGTAGGAATATATATTTTTACACCCTCATAGCCGTAACTTTTATAAATCCATAGCAACTATACTTTTACTTGTTCCACTTGTTCCTAAATAAATAAAAGAATAAAAAGAATAATAAAAACAATAACTTACCCGTTCCTCCGGTGTCACAGGTTGTTCCCCGCCAACCTGTGCCAAACCCCATAATCTTGTGCCACTTGTGCCACCCACCCCCCAGGCATAAAAAAGCCCCGACAGCCACTCGTAAACTGTCGAGGCAAGGGGTCCACTCACGTGGGCCTAGGAGCTCTACGGCGGGTCTAAGTAACCAGGGTTGTCCCAACCCACCTCATCAACAACTTTGTCCTGGTACTCGTCACTGGCCTTCCAGGCGTCAATGTCGTCTACCTCATATGTCTCCATTTCAAGGCCGTCGTCTTCACCCTCGGGGCAGCCAGGCTCGTGGTCGCCGACGGTGTGGATGACGTTGTAGCAGGCGTCGCAGAAGTATCTCATGGGCACACCTCCCGCCCCTGGTACGGTGGCCAGCCCTCGCTGCCACCACTGGCGTCCCACACTGCCAGGTTGGCGCAGTATTCCTCCTGGAGCATGACCGCCTCTTGGTAGTCGCCAGAGCCCACCACGCCCATCGCGCAGAGGATTGCGAGTATAAGTATGAGCCCGACAGCGATGTCCTTAATCTCTTTCCTATACAACATAGTGCCTCCCTCAGTGAACCGTGAACGGTATCCCGTACACTTCCTGCCACTCACGCGAGTTGTACGCGGGTGCGCTCTCAATAGCGTAGAAGGCCGCGATCAGGTCACGGCACATCTCCTCGTCGTCGAATAGGCGCATGATCAGCTCACGCGCCAGCTGCTCGAGCTTGTCAGCTCGTAGTTTGTGCCACTCGGCCTCAGTCATTGGCCACCCCCTGGTCTAAGAACTCGCGCACTGTGCCGGTGAAGGCTGCAGCGCGCTGGTTAAAGTCTGTCAGATCGGTCATCCACAGCTCCCTGGGTAGTATGCCACGGCCCTGGGCGGCCTCGATGATCTCGAGCCACTCGTCGTCGGTGCAGTTGACCAGGGCGCTGCGGGCGATGCGGTCCATGACCGGGACCCTGTTGGGTTTGAGTTTGATAACGCGGTTGTTGAAATTAGGCATTGGTGTCCCTCCTATCAGTCGCAGATGCCAACGGCGCTGCGGATGTAAATAAGTTTACGATCAGCGTCGATATCAGCCAGGTCATCGCCTCGGTGCCAGGACAACTGGCCCCAAGAGCTTTCCGCAGGGCGCAGTAGGTTTGAATTCTTCACAGCCGAACGGATACGACTCAGGACATCGTCGTCAATTTCACCGTCATATTCGAACTGCACAGCCTCAAGCCAAGAATCGCCATAGGGTTCCTGCTTGTGCGTGCCCTCAACCACCTGGCGCGAGCTGCGTATGATGCGGCCAACGGTCGGCTGCGACATGGCTGCGTGATAGGCGGCAGCCTGCTTTAACTCGTCGCTAGACAACCCCCAAGAACCGTCAGGGCCATCGCCTTCCCAATCTGCAAGCGCCTCGGCGAACGACATGCCGTGCTTGCGTGCGTAGTCCAAAGAATCATTTACAACAGATGCAATAAATTTACTCATTATCTTGCCCTCCCAGGCTAATGGCCGCTTATGCGGCCTTGATGTATTGAGGATAGATAGACTCGATGACGCGAGTAGCGTAGTTACTGGCCACGTCTTCAGAGACCAGACCTGTCTCGATTAGCTGGCGAGCGATGTCGCGCATAGTGACCTTGGAACGGATTCGATTTGCAAACACGCTGTTCTTGACAGGGTTGATGGGGCGCTCGCCGAGCAGCTTGATGTTGTCGACGCTGTCAGTCTTTTGCTTACCTTCGACGTAGTAGTCGATGTAAGCCTCGCGCTCGAGCTGCTGACGCATCTCGCCCAGGTTATTCAGCTCAACGAGCTGGTCATAGGTGCGGTCTTCGACCTCGTTTGAAAGGTAATCCATGCGCTCGTTAATGAGCTTGAGAGTTGCGATTGCTGCGTTGTTAGTAAAGTTCATTGTGTTGCCTCCTAGGCTTTTGTTAGTGGCGGTGTCCCCCGCCGACAAGAGAAGTATCTCAAAGCCTGGTTGTATCGTCAACTAATAGTTGACTGTTTCTCCACTAAATTTTTGACCCACCAGTACAGCTGGTCCTCCGAGAGGGTGTGCTTCATGATGTTGACCCGGTACGCCACCAGCTGCACGTTGCCGTGGATGTATCCCAGGTCGGGGTTGATGCGGTCCAGGCTGGCGTTGAAATCCTTGTGACCGCCGCCGTCTTTATGGTGGGTCATGAACACGCCCGATAGGGCGCAGCGCCCACCCTGGGCCTCCCACAGCTCCAGGATATGGTCGACGTCGATCTTCCAATCGGCTCGGTTCTTGGTGTTGTTGGCGTACTTGCCCTGACTAGCCAGGTGCCGCAGGTAGCCTTCACGGCTTGAGCTGTGAGTACGCTGTGAAGCCTGCCGGCACTTACGACAGGTGTTCTCATATACGCCGTTCTTACGTCGATAGAAGGCGTCAAGGGGCAGCACCTGGTGGCACCCCTTACACGTCTTGTTGTCCCCCGAATCGCCCATACAGCGATTATACGTCCACTAGAACGGGACGTCGTCGTCCCAGTTGGCAGGGTCAAGCGGGTCGCCCTGCTCTACCACAGGCCAAGACAGCTTGATCTTGTTGTGAGCCTCAAAGGCTCCCCGGGCATCGCTCAGCATTGCCAGCTTGACACAGCGGACACGTGCCTCACCGACACGCTTCTGTGTTTCCCCCATAACTAACCCCTCACAGGCTCTTAGGTGTTTCCAGAACGCCACCTCTTTCATGGGCGACTCGTATCTGCCACGCACGCTGCTGACATAGATGTCGTACAGCTGCGCCTTCGGGACGTCATCGCCCCACTCAACCTTATCACCGGCCACGCGGTGCTCTCGTATCTCGCCGTTCTGCAAGCAGCTTAACAGCCAGTTGTCTATCGTGCCCATACTCTCCAGCTTCTGGTCCGCCAACGCCTCAGTAGCAGGCGCCACCCGTACATTCACAGTCGACAGCTCGAAGTTTTGTAGGAAGTGCATGATGGCCCCGGCACCGCCCTGGGCGTACCACCTGTCCAGGTCGGCAAAGTATTGCGCGTCCTGCTGCCGGCATGTGCTGACGTCGAAGACGGCAAAGCGTCGCTCGTCCAGAGAGGCAGGGACCACCCAATCCTCGTTCGATGTGAACAGCACACGGGTAAAGTTAGGCGCGGTGTAGGCGTCGACGCCCTTGCGCTCGATGGTGATCTCTGGGTTGGTCAGCAGGTCTTTCAGTGCACCCTCAGAGCTCTTAGCCCCAGCCCAGAACGCCTCGTCGGCTTGCAGGATCAAGGTGTCCTCCAGGTGCCTGTTGAAGTTACCGGTCACGTGCTCTGCCCTGGACACGATTTTATGGTGTGCCTTGACCAGGCCACCCAGGAGCTCGCCGAACTTAGTCTTGCCCGTGCCCTTGCGCCCTCGCAGCACTAACCCGACACCGACCTTGGTCAGTGGCTGCTGAATGATCTGAGCGCACCAGGCGATGATGTAGTTGGCGTGCTCTGCGTTGCCGT